CGCCGAAGAGTTACTCGGCTGGAGCGCCTACTTCCAAATCCTGAACGAGGACCAAGAAAAGGCGATGGAAAAGGCCAAACGCCGCCGCTAACTCGGCGGCTTTTTTGTCCCCTAAACTGAAGTACCAGAGTGTGACGCAGCGCCGTGGCCTATAGAGCCGATATTGAAATTGCGGTAAAAGGCGCTCAAGAACTTAAGCGCCTTAAAAACGAGGTATCGGCAACCTCAAAACTTGTAAATCAACTAAATAATTACATAGAAAACATTGGCGGGGGAGGTGTTGTTCGCAATATCAACAATTTACGTGATGTAGTAGGGCAAGCTGCTGCCTCTTTTAATGATGCTGCCCTTGGCACAGACGAAGCAACTATTGCAGCTAAAAAATACATTACGGCTACAAATAACTTAAACGCGGGTTTACGGGAACGCTCCGAGCTACTTAAACAAATAACGGAACAAGAGCGCAAAGCAAAGCTTGCAGCTTCTGGTGTACGAGAGACTACGCAGTATGCGGGTCCAATAGGTCCAGGTCAAGCTTCTACAGTCGCGTTAACTTCACAGTTAAGAGGTCGCACAGAACAGATTCTTGCGGAACGCAGAGGGCGAGCGGAACTTAACACCGTTTTACAAGATCAATATGAAGCTGAACGGCAGCTTGTTAATTCACGACTTGATGTAAAGGCTGCTCGTGTTCAGCAATCTTTAGATCAACAAGCTGCGGCTGCCGCCGAAAGCGCTACCCAGATCAAAAAGCTAGCTGACAGACAACAAGAGTTTACAGCTCGCACTGAAGCAGCTGCGCGAGCAGCGCGTGCTCAAACTGCAGAATTTATTCGCCAGCAACGTATAACAAAACAGACGCGCGGTTTAAGCGCTCAAGCACCTGAGGGAGGTTTTCCTACAGCAGGCCCAATGACCAGCCCTGGTTTTCGGGGTATGCAGCGTAATGTCGGAAAGTTCGGAGAAAATCTAGCCCTTGGTGCGGGCTTCCCGTTACTGTTTGGTGGTGGCGCTGGATCAATTCTTGGCTCGATAGCTGGTTCATTTGTAGGTAGCGGTTTTGGAGGGCAAATTTTAGGAGGCGCTATCGGTCAAGTTCTTGATCAAGCGCTTATCAAAATTCGTGATATTGGTACAGCCATTAAAGATCTGGATTTCTCATCGCTAGTAGAATCCGGAATCCGGTTCACAGAAGAAGTTCAATCTCAGCTGGATCTTCTTCTTCAAGTTGGAGACGCTGTAACAGCACAAAAAATTCTTAGTCAGGAGGTAGCCCGCGAAACAGGAACGCTACCCGGTGTAACAGAGGACGTAGCAAACAGCGTAAACATTTTAAATGATTCGTGGCGTAAAACAATAAATGCTATCGGAACTACTGTCGGTATAATTGCTGCGCCTCTTTCCGTAGCCATTGCTGGAGTACTGGAAGTCGTAAGTTTAATTTTTAGGGGTGTTAATCAGATATTTAGTTTACTCGGTAAGGGTATAAAAACCGCTAGTGAGTTTGTCATTCAGTTAATCGGAGGCAAGGACGCCCTAGATTTTATTAACCAAGGTATAGCAAATTTAAATTCCGGCTTAAGCGAAGCTATTACAAAAGCCGCAGAGTTTCGCACTATATTAAACCAGTCCGTAGTGCGAACGTCTATTGATTTAACTGCTGCTCAGGCTTTGACTCCTGGGCTTACTAGCGAAGATAAGCTTATCAACATTCGGGTTGAAAAACAAAGGCAATTAGACCAACTGTTCCAAGATGAAGTTGACGCAAGAATTAAAATTCGCAGTGAAAATGCCAAGGCTACAGCAGAAGTAGTTGACGGTTTAATTAAACAAAATAATCTTTTATTTGAAAATAAAAGACAGCTAATAGAAACAACTGCCGAAAGACAAAACACGGTAGAAATCCAACGAGAGCAAGCTCGGTTAAACAGTGAAGCCGCTAGGGCAGCAGAAACAGCTGCACGAGAATTGGAGCGCCAGCGTAAAGAAATGGAGCGCATGGCGGAATTACGTCGTAAACAATTAGACGATGCTCAGCGTAGTTTTGTTCTTGCCGAGGCTGATATTGATATTATCACTTCCAACACAAAAGAAAGTGAATTACAAGCTAAATACGACAAAATTAGAATTGAGCGCATGTACACATACACTGATTTACTTAAAAATGCAGCTAGCGAAGAAGAACGTGAAACATTAGCGGCAACGATGTTTTTGAAAATTTTAGCCGCACGCATTCAACAAGACAAAGATTTGCTTAATGTACAAAAACAACAAACTGCTGAACTATATGCACAACTTGACGCATCTAACTTATTAAATCCTCAACTTAGTAAAAGACTGCAACGCGGATTTGCCGAACCTTCCGTCGGCGTATTGGGCTTTACTCCCGGTCTCGACTTAGATCCAAACAACAAAGCCACTCAAAAAATGGACGAAATGAAACAACGCTTAGAAGAATTAACTGATCCGATCAACATGGCCGCCCAAGGCGCTATGGGTATTGGTGATGCCTTCAGTACCGCTTTCCAAGGAATAATCACTGGTACGCAGTCAACACAAGAAGCGTTAAGTAACTTCTTTAAGGGTGTTGGCGATGCGTTTATAAGTATGGCTACCGAAATTATTGCTCAGATGGTGGTAATGTTTGCCTTTAAACAGCTACTAGGGCTTTTTGGTGGCGGTGGTAGCAGTCTGTTTAGCGGCGCTGGGCCTGTATCTGGAGCGTCTGTATTTGGTGCAGGTCAAGCGAGTTTTAATCCCACTGCATTTGCACCCGGTGTAGCTTTTGCAGAAGGAGGTTTTGTTGCCGGACCAACTCGCGCATTGATCGGCGAAGGCGGCGAACCGGAATACGTCATCCCGCAATCCAAAATGTCCGCCGCAATGTCCCGCTACTCACGTGGCGCCCGTGGCGAATCTGTCATCCCCGGCAATGGCACCACACCAGAAGGTGGCGGCGCACCGACTGCAACGATGGAGCCAATCGACGTGCGCTACAGCGTGGAACGAATCAATAATGTGGATTACGTTACGGCTGACCAGTTCCAGCAAGGCATGGCACAAGCTGCTCAACAAGGTGCTGTACAAGGTGAACGCCGCGCCATGCGTAGCTTGAAAAACAGCAGTGCAACCCGGCGCTCCGTTGGAATCTGATGGAATACGCCTACGGCCACCTGCTTGATATCGGCCCCACGGGGCAGGCGGCGCAGTACCGCTTTCAGAATTACGCGATCAATCAAAACGTTAACGGCTACCTGTTTTTGCCCTTCGGCTTTGGTGGTGCTGTGGCGACGCTGCAGGGCGACAACCTAGAAGCAACGTTGCAGTTCGCAAACACCGATATGGTCCGTGCGTGGATCACCGAAGCGCTTGATAACCTATGGGTTGCCAAGGTAACCACGGTGCTCTGGGAGCCGTCAACTGGCGCCGTCCAGCGTACCCTTTATCAATACTGGGGCAGCTGCTCCAGCGGTGGTTGGGATGAAACCACGCTGCAGGTAAGCCTCAATTCAGTGTTAGACGCGGTGCAAGCCAACATCCCTGGTCGTCGGCTACATCGCTGGCAGGTTGGCAGCATCCCGTTTACAGCGCAGATCCGTGTGTGATCATCTGATCGGGCGGCGTTACCAATACGGCAGCAGCGACTGCATCCACTTGGTAATCGACGCTTTAAGCAGCATGGGCATGGCGCCGCCAGCAGTGCAAAAAGCTTGGTATGGGATGAATGCTCGCAATGTTTTGCGTGAGCTTGGCCATTACTGCTTCAGGATTGACGCTCCCTCCTACGATGGTGACATCACAGTGTTAGCGGCTGATCCGCTTGCTTTTGGGGTGACATGGCAGAACGGAATTTTGTACATCAACCGTCTGACCAACAGCGTGGATTGGAAACCGCCGGGCGCCCTTACGATCCGCCGCTCCTACCGTATGAAGTCGCGCTGATCGAAGCGCTGGGTTGCAATGAGCAGGAATATCGCGAATTTGTCCGGCACGCTCAACTGCAGGCGCGTGTGCGCCCGGCTGAGTACGACCATATCCCGGATGTTGAGAACACTGGCGCCGAAATTATTGCAATTGTCAGCCTTGTTATTGGCTTGGCGTCTACAGCCGTCAGCATCCTGCTGGCACCTAAGGCACCAACGCTAGAAACGCCCGCCAAGATCAAGGGCAAAAAGCTTGCTGATCAGATCGGACCAACGCGATTCAATCAGACCACCAGCTTCGATAACGTCAGCAGTCTTGCTGAATACGGGCAGCCGATTCCGATTCCATTTGGCAAGCGCGGCACCGGGCGTGATGGTGCGTTGACTGGTGGCCTGATCCTTGCGCCAGCTTTGGTGTGGAGCCGATTGTATTCCTACGGCAGCTATCAAGCTTATGAAGGCATCTACGTTGCCGGTCAATATGGAGTTGATCAGCCTGAGCTTGGTGGCATTCGGATTGGAACCACTGCACTGAACAGCCTTGGCAATCGTGATTTTGCGCTGTACTGGTCTTCTCAGTTAGGTGAAAATCGCCCTGCTGAATCACGTTTAATTGCTGGCACGCAAGGCCCTGGCGCAACTGGCACTATCGGCCGCCAAGTATTTACAGCGCCGACAGAAAATGGGCAATACAGCCAAGATTTCTCAATGGCGTATAACCCACAAAATAACGCTCAATTTGGCACCTCGGATCCGATTCATAACGGCACAGCTTATCGTTTTAACTGGGAAATAATTAGTGCGCCGTATTCTTCAACTAAAGGGCCAAATACAGATCAATATCCCAATCGTGTCGAAGTAAGGAGTGATACCCAAGCGAAACGCCGTAAAATTGCCGGCTCGCTTGCAGACGTATTGCACGACAACAACGATGAGCGTGGAATGCCTGGCGTTGGCCGAGCGTATTCCCGCCGAATGGGTTTTGTCCAGCACAATGAAACTGAATACTCAAACCGCACAGTCGTAAACGTAAATGCTGATGACACGCTAATTTTTGAAATCAACGGTGTTAATTGGAGTGAGCTTGCTGACCGCGAACCCGACGATCCACTTGGCGGCGGATTTAAAGGTACGGACGTTGACCTAAAGGATCTCAAAAATTCTGCGCAAAGCTGGCGCAGGCGTGCGGTGGACCTGCTGTCAATCGGTTCAAAGTGGGTTGTTGGCGCCAGTGTTTGGGTTGTCGAAAAACGCGAAATATTTAACAGAGATTTTGGACCAAAGTCAACATGGACGGATAGCAAAATTATGCACGTCACATTTCGTTGCGTTTCAATTATTGGCGTAGCGCAAGTTGGTATCCCTGGCACGCGCACCATACGCGAACCTTTAGGCGGTTATGAAGGACAAGAATTCAATCCCAATAAGCATTGCGGCGCTGCATTTTATAACTTATGTCGCTTAAACATGGCAAGC